TTTCTGGTGTTATATTTCCATACTGCAAGTCGATGCCGAACATTTTTGAAGCACCTTCAGGATTAGCCTCTATAATTTGATTAACGTAATTTTGTTTAAGTTGTGCTGTTTCTTTGTCAGTTTTTCCTTTAATTTTTTCCAATTTATTGAGGATGTTCGCCGCTCCAGCCGAGCCGAGAAAGTCATGCTCATACGGCTGCTTTGTCAGTGCACCCTTGATTATTCCTAGAGGCCCCAGAGGTAGACCCAACGGCCCCTTCTCTGAAAATCTTTCCCAAAGAGTATCAAGATTCTTGTCAGCCCACTCATCCTCCATCTTCTTCAGTTTAACTCTTTCTATAGCTTTCTCATTGTCCATTCTCTTTAAGAGACCTTGATAATAGTCATTTAATCTTTTATTGACCATTCCAACACCCTCGATAAAGAATTTCTTTTCTTCTTCTTTATCCACAACCTTGGGACCAATCCTTGCGTACTTTGGCCCATCTGGGAACAAGTGTGATTGAAGAAACTCAACGCTCGGGGCCTTAGCAAACAGGTACTTCCTGGTTTCCTTGTCCTTATGGGTAATCTTGTACCTGTCTTCTACCCGTAGCTTCTCCTCTTGGAGATCTACCCATGTGTTTCCAAGATCATAGAGGTGGCGGCCAATGCCCCAAGCAACACCAGCACGCTTGAGCGCACCAGAGATACCACCCTTGGCAGCTTCAAACTGAGTGTCGCCAGCACCATCTTCCTTTGGAATCCATTCACCATTGATCTTGATGGACAGAGTGCAGATGTTCTTACCACTACTTGTTTCCCTGTATGTGCAGGTCCAAGACTCTGCCCCAAGAACGTCGTCTAAGCGGTTCTGAAGGGCTCTGGCGTCGAGGTAGCATAGGACCATTGCCTTCCTACCGAAGGCGCGCTCTACACGCCAGTAAACGTCAGCATCCCCAAAGGGTCGGGTAAGATCCTCGTGAGTCTTCTTCCAGTTCTTATCTGTGATCTTCATTTTATATCCTTTCTAGTTTCATTCTCTTTATGACCGCTATAAATGCAGGCCTATCTGCTGTGAATAGCGACCAGGTTATACCTAAAGCCATCATTAACCTTAGGTTTAAGCTTGCGGATGGTATTCTCTTTGCTTTCTTATATGCTTTTAATGTTTGTAGATGAACTCCTACTTCATTGGATAACTCCACAAGGGTTATGCCCCTTGCTTCTGCCATTAACCGTAGACGAAACCACCATTCTTTGGGTGGCAACTCAGGCTGTAGCCGCTTGAACTTTCCTGTCGCCACTGGACGAACCCTATCACGAGGTTAACTTTCGTGTCAAGCCAAGACGAGAAACCCGAGGTTGAACCTCAAGAATCGAGCCGACGACTGACCAACAAACCGAGGCGCTACAGGTTGTACGCCTCCTGTACTCCATTATCACTAGATGATTTAGACATAGTCCCATCGTGGCGTGGGTCATTAAAGCCCCAGTCAGGAGGAGAGAAGCCCTCGTCATGATCATCATGAATTCTTTGCACCTTAAGTCTAGACCAAAACACAACGTCTTTCTTTGAGTGGTCCCTGCTCTTTAGAGAGACCAACTCAAACGGTTGATGCATGTCCGATAGCTCTTCATTTGTATACTTCTTCTTTGAGGTTGGCTTCTTTGGAGCCTTGTACATGAAGGGTCTATAGAGACCAAAGGCTAGGGCAGCATCATGCAGTGGCTTGTCGCTACCACGGAAGTGGTGCTGCATTGGGACGCCAGAGCGCCGGTTCACAACCGAGTCCTCTACAGATCTGTTCAACTGAATGAGGCTTATGACTGCAATGTTTTCTTTCTTTGCAACCATACGAAGCATCTCACTGATGTCATCTACTTCCCAGGTTCTGTTGCCACCACGGTGCTTCTTTGGTGCCTTGATTAGCTGAAGGTAGTCTACCCACACAACCTTGCAGCCATGCTGCCTAACCATCCTTCTGATTGAGCTTTCAACAGCAAGGGCATCTACAGAACTATCATCAATATAAATAGGCAGTGAGCTTAGGCTGTCGGTTGCTTCTGACAGCACATCCATTGACTCTTCATCACCACCATGAAGCTGGTTTACTGACATGCCAGCCTTGATAGTAGCCATGCGATCAACAAGCCTTGACCTTGGCATTTCAATAGACAGGATTCCTTGTGGGATGCTTGTCTCTGCTGCCCTAAGAACGCCAGATACAAGGAACATTGTCTTGCCTACCTCTGGCCTCCCACCAATCACAGTCATGTAGCCCCTTGGCCAGCCATGGTAGTGCCTATCAATGCTTCCAAACCCAGTTGGAACGTACTCAGTGTCATCTCCAGCTAGGATCTTTCCCCACCTAGTCTTCCTCTCCTTGCAAGCATCTGCAAGAGAGATGATGGTAGAAGTTGAACCATCAGAGGAAGTTATGTCTAGTATGCTAGACTCAGCTAGTTTAAGAATCTCACTAGGAGTATCTTCTAGTTTAGTTAACTTAGAGCCTATGTTCTTTATAGTATCTTGAAGAGTTCTTAGTTTATATGAGTTAACTAACTTATCTACATATGAACTTAAAGAGTATTTATCTACAGCATTATCACCTAGTCTAGATATATATGCTATATCACCATACTTATTATGACCATCTGAACCAAAAGAGTTAACTAATATAGCACAATCTGCTGGTTCATTATTAGAATACTGAGTATATATCCACTTATATATCTCTTTATGTTGACTAGAATAGAAGTGATACTCTCTTAGAACATCACCAACTTCATCTAGATATCTGCCGGAAGATAATAATAAACTTCCTAGTACAATACGTTCAATCTCAGTTGGGTGCAGCCCAACCACATCACCTGGTTTCACTGTTTCTCCTTATGATTTTCTTTCCCGACGACTTGCCCATCGGTTAGCCGCATGATAGCATCCGGGCTGTAGTCCTGTCAACCGGAGTGTGCGTTGTCCAGCGAAAACCACAGGGGGAAACTTGGTTTTGGTGGTCTGCTGCGAGGCTTCAGGCACCGCTCTGGCTTGACGCAACAGGCCCTTGGGAAGCTTATTAGTGTTTCTAAGCCAGTGATCAGTCATTACGAGTGTGGGTTTAGGCTTCCGAGTAGGCAAACTATGGGAAAGATTAGGGACGTTTTAGAACTAACATCAGAAGAGTATGTGTCTTTGATGGATGCTGCCAATGGCTGATCGAAAGAAAAGCGCGTTTAAAAAGCAGACCACACCTACCTATGACATTCCACATGGAACTGTTGAAGTGTTCAAAGGAATAGAAGACGGCAAGAGGGAGCCGTATACAGGAAGGCAGGTTGGGTGGTTCTATTCAAGCCAAACCAAGAGGGGCACAACAGAAAGAACTTACACCATGAAGTTTCCAGTGTTCTGTGCTGGTCCAGTAAGGGTTGGTGTTGGGGATCAGTTCCTTTGCGTGGTTGGATACAACCCATACTTCTGTTGGCTAAGGAATGGGAAGCTCTGGTGGCATGAGCGCATAGTGATGCCAAACTATTTTGAAACGCCACGCTCGTGCGCGGACAGCGCGGAGATAACGGAGTGGGCGGACGCCTGCGCGCGTGCCGTACTTGATAGGATTACTCCAAACAGAGTTGGAAAGATCTATAAGGAATCTACTAGAAGATACTGGTCAATCCTGCGCGCGTTAGTTGATGAAAGAATCCTTGATGCCGCCTCTCTTGGCTATGACAAGACACATGAAGACTTTGCCCATGGTGTCTATGAGGAGTGGCGCGCGTCTGACTTACTAAGCCCAAGGTGCCCAACCATTAGACATGCTGTATTATCTTCTCTTGTTCTTGCTCTTGATGCAGAGAAGGCAGCACAGCTAATAGAGCTTGCTTCTTTACTTGAGAATAAAGTACCAATCATATCTCAAGAAGTAGCATTAAGTATCTATCAACACTCAGCATCTATGCTTGCGCGCCTATGTCCACAGTGGTGGAACCAAGGATACTTATGTAATTGGAGGATGGTTGGCTCAATAGAAAGAATGTTTAGGGCACAACATGTAAGGATGCTTAACGATGCGTTTGATAAAGGGGTACAGTTTGAGTCGTCTGCTGGTGTGTTAATGGATAAAGTGCTATCAGATGCTGGCCTAACTGGGGCCGAAGTTGATGCGTTTCGTGACCAGGCAGAAAGCGAGGTTGAAGCGGAACAATAGCGAATCGCTTGACAGGCTGTAGCGGTTTTGCTAAGATATGGGTCCGGCCAGTGGTGGTCCGGTAGCGATAAAGCAACAAACAATAGTGGAGTGAGTATGCCTACTGAAACAGAGGTTGAGGTTGTACGCAAGCCTCGTCGTAAGAAGAGCACCAAGACAACCAAGGTGTCTAATGGTGCCGGGTCTCCCCAGTCTGTGCTGGTGAAGCTTAGCCCCGAGATTAAGGATGGAGTGCGAAGGGCATCTAATAGCCAGATGCGTTCCATGAATGGTCAGGTTGCGTACTATGTTGTGCGTGGTCTGGTGGCCGACGGTCTTATTGAAGACAACAGCTAGAACAAATCCCTGGGGCGGATTGGTTGTTGCTTCTCCGTACACATTTCCATGTGGGCAGCAGCCAATCCGTACCCAGCTTTACTATAAAAGGAATACTACAATGACAAGAAAAGACTTCATAGCTATTGCAGATGTACTTGGATTAATCTCCAATCCAGAAGAAAGAAGAATCATTATAGATAAGATGTGTGAGCATCTTGCTGAATCCAATGGCCGGTTCAATAGGTCAAGGTTTCTTCAGCATGTGGAGAAGGTAGCAAGAACCAAAGAACATCTAGATGGAATTAAGACCATGGTAAGGAGGCAAGAGGAGCGTGAAGCCCTGGCAACCGTATCCGACCTAGAGTTTTCAATGCGAAACGGAGGTGAGTGATGGATGAAGCAACTGCTCGCAAGATCGCAGCATTGCCTGGCCTTCTCGATCTCTTGAGAGAGGGAGAAGAGGTTGTCAGTGGGCTTGAGGCCGAGGCAGATAACGCAGGTATAGGAGACCTAAGAGGCATTAAAGAAGCGAGGTCTTGGTGGACCAGAGCCGAGGCTTGGCTGCGTGAACTCGATTGCGAGGTGAGTGATGGGTGAACTGAAGCCATACGACAAAGCATTCTTATATACTTGTGACGCATGCGATAAACTTAGGCGCGTAGATAATGAAGTGGAGAAACCTTGTACAAAATGCGGCGCGTGCGGTATTTGCCATGACCCAAAAGAATGTGAATGAGGAGGCGCGCGTTTCGGAAGCGCGTAGGGAAGTAACGAGGCACTATATTATTATCAATAGAGATGACATGATTGAGTATGAGTTCATAGTAGAGAACGATGGTTCATCATTTGTATATGATACATATGAACAGTGTCTTATTAGAATAAGAGAGGTAGATGTATATAAATCTATTAAAGATTTAAGACAAGAGAAAGGAAGAAGATTAGTATTTAAAGCTAATCTA